TCAGTCGATTTTACCAAGAATATTAAGCGTCTTTGCTTCTTCGCTTTGTTGCTTGTCACGTAGTAGGTGGGCATATACTTGTTGCGTAATTGTAACGTTTGAATGGCCTAAACGCTTAGATGCATAATTAATGTCGACGCCTTTCGATAGTAAGTAAGAAACGTGCGAGTGACGCAAGCCATGAACGGAAACTATATTTTCAAAACCAAGTTCACATTCAATTCGTTCAAGCCAGTGGTTATTGATAGTAGCCCAACGGCGGCCATCGAATAATTCATTGGCATCGTTCCATTCAGACTTTGCACTAATAAACGTTTCGTAGTTATCAAAGAAACGATCTGGCATAGCAATAGTGCGAATAGATGATTTTGTTTTTGGTGTGGTTGATTCGCCAGAACGTTGCTTGGTCTTTGTTACGCTGATATTGTGTGCATCAATATCAACATCATCACGAGTAAGTGCTAATGCTTCACCCGCACGCAGACCTGACAATGCAATCAAATAAATCATGAATGACGTGTTCCACTTAATTAGCTTGTCGTTAGTTTCGATGTATTTAAGTAGCCGGTTAAACTCATCAACTTGAAGGAATTTTTCATCTGCAGACTTGGAATCAGCGCCTGGTATAATAACGCCATAGGTGGGGTCAGCTGTTATTAAACCATCGTGAAATGCTTGTTCGATTACTTGTTTCATAATCTGGTGACGCTTAAGTACAGATTTACGTTTCTTGTCGCTTGAATAATCGTTCAAGAATGCTTGATACATTTGGCGAGTAATCTGATCCAGTGTTACATTCTTAAAATACACATCAACAACGTATTTGCGAACTGCATGCCATGATTCTTTTGTTGTTTCCTTGAGACCAGCATAGAACCGTAATTGTTGATACTCGTCGAAATAATCGCTGAAAAGGGTAAGCGTGCCTTTTTGAAGTGTTGGCTTGCTATTAGCAACTGAATATTCAGCCGCCCAAGCTTCAGCTTCCTTTTTGGTCTTGAAACCACGCTTACCTTTTTTGCGATATTTTCCGGTTGTGTCTTTGAATGATATTTCAACACGCCAACCGTGTTCGGTTTTATATACTGCCATTAGTTTAAACCTAACCTTTGCATAAAAAATTTAGGCAGTTTAAAGACATACCCGGGTCTGGTACAATTAAATACGTAAATAGGGAAGTAATGTTCTGTTTTGTTCGATACGCACACTTCTAGCTTGCCGGCGGGGGTGTGCTTGTTTTGTTTTTAGAGTAAAATAAAAAAGCAACAACTCCTGAAAGCCATTGCCCTGTGGTTAGGTGTGCGTATAGCACTCGATGACTTTATTATAACAGGAGAATTTTTATGATGAAATTAATTATTTTAGGAATCAGCGTTGTTTTGATAAATACGGTAATAACCAGTTTGATTATGAGAAAATTTGCGCTTCAAGTATCTAAAATGCTGGCTCTCAGTGAAACCGAAACAAAGCTGGAGATTGTTAATGCTCTTAATTCATCAAATAATCCATTGCTTATTCATGTTTCAAAACGAATGTTTGCCAGCATAAATAAATCAGACTAATCATGAGTTGCTTTGTAAAAAGATCTTCCAAAGTCAGTTAACCAAGCGGATCCAAAATCTACACTAACGTTCGGGCTATCGGGGTCTATACCATAGCACTTCATTGTTGATTGTATGTGTCCGTATATGTTATTAGACGCGTCAGTAGTGTCCTTTAGATGCCAATTTTTATCTATTGCAATCAAACCAAGTGCTTGAAGCTGGTTTAAGAGATCAGTGTTTATTATAACCCCGTATGATGTCTCAACTACGGTGTTATTTATACTAGAATCACCACCAGAACTGCTTTTAAGAGAATAAATACTAATAATTGTATATACACGGGTGGACATATCTTCAAAAAGTTTTGCAGCATCGGAAGAAAGATTTGCCAAAACGTTTGAATAGTATGGGGTGATAAGACTATTAGTGTTACTATCTGCCGTATTCGCTATAAGTTTAGCAAATCGAGTTCGCATATATTCGTCATCAATAGAAAACTTACTGTCATCTATTTCTTTAGCAAGTAGCATTGTTTTTGCTTCGTCATATGTGGCATTGGGGTGATCATTAAAAAATGATACAGCTTGGCGGTTCAGTTCGTCTATCTTTGCACGTTTAATGATTCCTTTTGAGATAACATTACCAAACGCGAGATCAATAATAGATCCGAAAACCTGTCCAAGTGAAGTTGCTGGGGGTGTTAACATTTCGGCTTTTACCTCTTCCGGTATAGAAAAAGCGTCTGCCACTGCTTTGACAGCATCAGCGGTTTTACCAATATCATCTGGATTCATAATAAATTCCTTCCTGCACGTATGTATGCCACCTTAACGGGTGGCTTTTGTATGTATCCCACTACAGTGTGGGGTGATTTTAGTAAAAAAACATTGAAATAATAATAATTACAAAAGCTAAAATTATCAGTGCCTTTGTTGAAATAAATTTCCCGTCTGAGTTCTGAGTAGGGGAGTATATATCGTTGGGATGCTTAGACTTGTCTACAATGTTTTTTGAAGTGTTATTGATTGTATTGTTACGTGAAGAATCTTTTACCCATGAAATTCCCGAACCAGTAATAGAAGTAGTAGTTCTACTACCACCGTTTGCTTTTTTTGTATAGCGGAATCCCTTGCCACCCACGCTCCAACCAACACCAGATTTGCTTAAATTGATACGAAATGGTCCAAAATTTTTGCTTTTTCTATACCTAAATACCATAATATCTTCCTTTTTAATTATCTTTACCAAGCAAGCCCGGCTTGAGCAATTTCTGCTTTAGAGGCGAATTGGCCGTTAGGACGATGCCATCTGCCTCGAGCATCCTTCGTATATCCAGAAGTTGAAATAGGCGTTTGAGAATCTGCAACAGTCGTTACTGACGATTGTTGCTGGCTCTGCTCAATACTAGCAGACAGTGAGGCGGCGTATTGTTCAGAAGCCACAGATTCCGATCTAGCAATATTTTCTGATTCTGACACGGAAGCTGCAGCGATACTTTCCGCTGTTGACTTAGAGGAAGCAATGCTTTCTGAGACAGCTTTAGAATCTTCCTCAGCCTTTTCCTTAGAATAAGCTATACGCTCGGACTCAGCCTTTGAAGCTGCTAATTTAGAAGTCTTAGCTTTATCTTTTTTAGCTGATTGTGATTTTGTCGTCTCAACAGCCCTTGTGGTTGTATTGTCGGGAGATTTGGGTATGGTCATACCCAAACCCATGAATAATATTAACAAACTAGAAAACGCGATTCCGATTGTTTTCAACTTGGATCTAGTTTTACGTTCAGAAATACTCCTGTAAAATATCCATGCGCCCAAAATAAGAGTTACCAAACCCCAAATTACCATTACCTTAATTCCTTAGATTAGCTTTTAACGTGATTCCTATCTGCACGTATGTACGCCACCATAACGGGTGGCTTTTTATGTATCCCGCTTGGCGGGTAGGTACGCATATTCACAATTAGATAATCGCAGTGATAAAAGCTGCGAATCCAAATAAAATACCGGGCACATTTGCAATTACGATTGGCATGTCACGGGTATGACCGTCCGTCCCAAACAATCCGTGAATAGTCCACAAGATACAATTTAACATAGCTACAAAGGGTTGTATTGGATCACCTGCGTGACCAGATAGATTATCCACGATTTGTGGGATATATGAAACGTACATTAGTACAGACATCACACTAGCGATGCGAGCAATAAGAAGTAGTGATTTTTTATCTTCCATATTTGTACTTCTCCTGAGCTTTTAACGTGAATCCTATCTGCACGTGTGTTGATCAATCACAATCGACTGTTAAAAAAGAACTTCCTGTTTAGGAAGATAGTTCCTTTTTAGTCTTCTGATTCAACGCTATCAAATTTTTTAATAGATGATAGAAATAAAGAACCACCGATGATGGCAAGAATTCCGCCAATCCACTCCAACAAGGGAATAATAGCAATTGATCCACCAACCATCATTAAAACGCTAGGTGAATAGGAAACTACTGGAGATTTTTTAAACTTTACTACTCCCACAATCCCAAGAACAAAAATAGCTACTTTAATCATGAAAAATGCTGAGACAGCGAGATTTGCTGCCATCATACTTTGGTTCAAAGTGGCTGATACAGTGATGGGCGTAGCGAACAATAGAAAAATTCCACCGCCTAAACCGACAATCCCGTTTACACTAGCTAAATTTTTCAACTTTTTTGAGTCCATAAACAAACATACTCCTTAGCTTTTAACGTGAATACTATCTGCACGTATGTATGCCACCTTAAGGGTGGCTTTTTTAATCTATCTCAATGCCTTTTTCTTTTAAGTTTTCAATACACTCTTTTAAATAGGCATTGTCATGCTCGGGGTAAATCGGCGAAGTCAGAACTTCACTTGATAGTGAAATATAAGAATCTTCCTTAGATCCACGGTACAAGGGGTCTAACCATAATTCGTTAGGTTTATACCCGCGACTTAACATCTCATTCATTACTAATTGGTGATATTGAAATAATTTGTATGGTGAGTGGTCAAAGACGTAATTCACAGTTGCATGCTTCTTGCCCCAACCACCGCCACGAAGTGCACAACACTCTCTATGTTGCCCCAGCAATTGCTGACGAGGGAGTTTTGGGATTAAAGATTCGTGCCACAATCTCATATTAATAACTCCTTTCTAAATAACGTGGTTACTACGTCCAATTTTTAAAGAAGTAAAGATAGATAAAATCAACTATTGCGAAACCAACTATCAATGAAGCAGCTACGTATTTAAAATAAGCTTCTTTCAACTTAAAGTAAGCATATAGAGATATAGAGATTAGCAATAGTAATGTGTTGACAATGATTAAAATTGTACGTAGCAAACGAATGCCTCACTTTCATGCTTGCATAACCGCTTCACGGGCCATATCTTCAAAGTGCGATTGCAAGCCAAGATAGTTCATAAAGTCCAGCCAATTTCTACTTTCTACCGGGACATCATCAAACCAAAATGAAGCAATCATGCGTATTGCTTGTACATTGGCTGCACGTTCTGAAACTCTCATTATGTAAGGCGAAAAGTTATAAACTGCATCCGATTCCGTGTCACCATAAAGCAGGTGAGCTAGTTCATGAGCTAATCTGAACTCATATGCATACTGCGTACTTGAATTCGGATTCATGATGATCATAGATAAAAATGGTATTGCCATATCTGGACCATCGTCTTTTGTCTCAACATTAGAAACAGTTATATCATTCCGCCTTGCCAAGTTGAGAAGATATTCTCTTAATTCTTTCATCATTCACCAAGCATCAATTTAGCCATTTCGTACAACTTGATTTTTTGTTCATCAGTTAGTTCTTTACCTTCAAAGCGAAGGGTAGGGCCTAACTTGTCTAAGACTTCTTCAAGATCCACGGGCATATCGTCCTTCTTATTACTATGCATCTCATCAGTGTTACCTAATAGGTAGTCGACTGATACGCCGAGGACGTCTGCCACGGCTTTAATTCTATCTACACTTGGTTTTTTATCCTTCCAGCTGTAGATAGAATTTATACCGATCCCGGCTGACTTAGCAGTTTCTTGAAGACTTAACCCTCGCTTTTTTGCGATTTCTTTTGTTCTTTCAAATATTGTCATATCAACGTTTCCCCATAGTTGACAGCATTATTATTACTCAATCGAGTTAAAAAGTGTTGACTATTTTATTAAATTGAGTAATAATAAATTCATCAAGTAATTGAGCAACAAAAAACAGACCTAAAATAATCAATGCTTTGGCGAGCGAATGTTGATATACAGGCGTTTATTGTGCTTTTTCTTATGCCTTTATATTACTCCATCGAGTAAATTAATGCAATAACTTGATAATAAAAAAACAGAAAGGGGATAAACATGATGCACAAAAATAAAACTCCTCATACCAACGATTTAAATTCATTCGTTGAAATAGAGGAGTATATGAAGTTGTTAAAATCACAAAAACGAAAAAATGTAATTTTAAGCAACGTTAAGATGTGTTTGATTTTTATTAATTTAGCGGTGTGGAGTTATGTAGTATGGGGGCTAATGACCAAATAATATTGTGAAAATAGCAATTGCAATAGTGACAACCAATCCGATTAACCAACGGGTATTTGCTACATATTTTGTATTGATATCTTTTTGCAAATCTGCTTTTAATTTTTCAACGTCCTCTTTGAGAGCGTAATGACTTAATTCTCTATCAAAAGCATCAACAGTCAGTGGTGAAAAATTTTTAGACGAAGAGATGTTTTGTTTGGCCATTTTTAATCATCCATTTCCTTGAAATAAATAAAAGTGTTCTTAGTATCTATAACTATTTCATCTTCTACTAGCGAATAGATATATTCAAAGGATTTATCTGAAGGGATCTCTGTAACATCGCTTACCGCCGCAATATCAATTGTAGAGAAATAATTAGTAATCGGTAATTTGTCTTGGTGATTTAAGTTGATTTCATAGATGCATGTATCAGGATCTTTTCTATTAAATAACTGCAACTTATATGAATGTCCGATCTTCATGATAACTATTGCATGTATGTATATTTCGGCAGTGTTCATACCTTTTGGAATTTCGATAACGATTTTTGGAGATATATCATTGTCGTCAGCTTTGGATACAAACATAGAAGAAATGCTAGGACGTAGAGTCATTACTTTACCTCAATTCTTTTTGAAATAATTTTATCACAAATAAACAAAGGAGGCTGCAACATGACAGCAACAACAATTGAAGAAGAGCAAGATGCTCTAAAGCGCAAAGTAAAAAAGCGTATTAAAAATGAGCTTATGGACAGAAATGATATGACCCAAGGTGAATTAGCAGAATTAATTGGTGAGGGTGTTAGTCAAACCAATCGAGCAATCAATGGTGAGAATTCACCAAAGTCTAAGGCGATTCGTAAGAAGATTTTCACACTATTCAACATCACAGACTTATAAGGAGAAATAAACATGACAAACGAATTGATTAAGGTTCAAACGAACCAAGAAGGTGAGCAACGGGTTAGCGCTCGTGAATTGCATAAGGAGTTGGGTGTTAAAACTCGTTTCAGTCTTTGGGTAGAGCAAAACTTCAAGATGTTTGTTGAAGGTGTTGATTTTACAAGTGTAGTTACAACTACGGTTGTTAATAATGGAGCCACTCGTCAATTAGAAGACTTCAACTTAACAACAGATATGGCTAAGAATGTAGCGATGATGTCTAAGACGACTAAGAGCCAAGAAATTCGAGACTACTTCATCGCAGTTGAAAAAGAACACAAGGCGTTGATGTCAGACCCACGTATTCAAATGGCAATGGGCTTGAAGTCAGCTCAACTGATGTTAGACCACAAGGACAAGATCATCGCAGAGATGACGCCTAAGGCTTTGTTTGCTGACGCAGTGTCAGCTAGTCAGTCATCAATTCTGATTGGTGAGTTGGCAAAGTTGCTTAAGCAAAACGGCGTAGATATGGGACAGAACCGTTTGTTCGGTTATCTCCGTGAAAATGGCTATCTGGTTAAGCGACAAGGTTCAGACCGGAACATGCCAACACAGAAGAGCATGGAGCTTGGTTTGTTTGAGATTAAGGAACATAACCACATCAATTCTAATGGTGTGAACGTGACAACAAAGACACCAAAGGTCACTGGTAAGGGACAGCAATATTTCATTAACAAATTCTTGGGTGATGGGAAATATCAATTGGAGGCATAGATATGGAAGAAAAGTTGAAGCCGTTGATTGGTCAGAAGGAAATCGCTGAAGAGGTGTTTGGTCATTCGGTTAATTGGTTTAAAGACCACTTGCGTTTCTCCAAGAAGTTTATGCAAAACGTACCGAATAAGACGCCTAATGCATACCGACCAACATATTTGCGAAGCGATGCAGAAAGATTTAAGAGGCTGAACGATTGGTATTAGGTTACATGATATTCGTCATATTCATATTGGTGATGTTTACAGTATGGTTGTTTGACTTCCTAGACACCCATGAAATTCACCTACGACCATATTGGGAAGAACAACTTAGAAATGGAGATGAAGAGTAATGGCATATATCGCAATGTGGGCTGCGTTCGGTGGCTTCATTCTATTAATTAGCTTGATCAACTTGTTTGAGTTCGTTAAGTGGATTTGGTTCAAGCGACTTGGGCCCACGATTTATTACTTAATTACTGGTGATGCTGACGCATTGCCGCGTCGCTAATAATTTAATATGGGTCGCGCATCGCCAGATGCACATCAACCACTTACATGTAATATTTTTTCTCTTACTGTTTGTCTCCTAACAACATGTTGGTGTGTGTCTTGGGGTGTGCGACCCAGAAAGGAATGGAAATGAACGAGTTTACTCCGGAGATGATTTCACCGAAACAATTGTTTTCAATCTTCATCGTTCAAGGTGTCGAAAACTTGTACGATGAAGATCTGGCTGACCAATTAGGAACTAGCGTGACTGCGGTGCACATGATGCGTGAAGCAAAGTTTACTGGCATCTCAATGCCGCCTTGGTTGGCATTGAATGTACATCGTATTTTGTCAGAGAAGCACTCTCTTATTGAATTCACAAAACAAGTATTGGACGACGATCATGGCGGATTATGATATTGGATCAACAGGTGTTGCGGATTTGCATCACAGCTTTGCACCAGATAAGGAGTTTGACATCGAAGCAGAGCGTAAGCGCATTCTGCAACATAACGGTCGTTTGGAACGCCGTACTACTTGGGTAACGCCTGGTGAAAATCAGGTGAAGAAAGATGAGTACGAAAGTCGGTACCAAGTGTTCAAGAAGATGCAAGACGCAGGTAAATCAGCAAGTGAAATTGCATCAGCTATTGGAGTGTCTAAGGTGACGCTGTCATCGCTTCGTTATCGTGGACGTTACCAAAAAGAAAACGCCTAACGGCTGCAACCGTTAAGCGCGAAAAGGGGTAAATCTGTTTAGGATGATTTACTCCTCCAGAGTACCACAAGGAGGTATGAAATGAAACACGAATTGCAATTAGAAGCGCAAAAACGTATAAATCGAGCCTTCAAGGCAGAACAACGGGATAACAATGACGGAACTGTTTCGGAGTTTGAAATGGGCGTTGCCAATGTTCTGAATTGGGTGGCTGACCATGTTTGATGAACTACTTGATCCACATGATGATGAAATACCTTGGGGAGAAGATTTTGAAGGCGAAGAGGTAGCCCAAGGTACAGAAGGTTGGGACACAGATGAAGGATTTGTTCCAGATGAAAAAGAAAAGCTCAAGTCCTATATGGAATTAGTCGGGCATTGGGCAATAGCGGAGGATTAAAATGTTGCGACGAAATGAATATAACCCAGCACCTGAACTGATGGAATCATTGGCGAAAGTGCAATTGAATATGGTGCAACCAACCAAGACTAAGTCAGGTCACTTTGGTAAGTATGCTGACTTGGCTGATATTGATAGCGCAGTACGACTAGCGATTAAGTCATCTAGTGAGCCGCTAGCTTACACGCAATCAATCAATACCGACATTGATTCAAATGGTAAGCGTATGGCGCAAATAGTTACAACGATTACCCACTCATCTGGTGAGTATATCGATGTGGAAGGCTTGCCTGTTGAGTTTGGTACAACGCCACAACAGATGTTGGCCAATACAACATATGCACGACGTGGAAGTCTGGCGGCTGCATTCGGAATTGTCGCTGATGATGACGACGACGGTGAGAACATCACGGCATTAAAGCAAGAGCAAATTAAACACGATAATGTTCGCAAGGCGATCATTGCTAAGTTGAAGGAAGTCTTGAAATCAGTACCAAAAGAGAAGCTGGAGCAAGTGTTCGCTACTGGAGGTATGACTTCTAAAGACAATAACGATACGCAACTTAACAAGTTGTCAGCCGACAAAGCTTCATTGTTAGCAGGTGCTGCCATATTCGCTAAGAACGACGCTGGTATCGAGTAATGGATATTTGGGGGCGTATCACTAACATCAGCGGCAATAAAGTAACAATGTCGGTGGAAGATGCGCAAGAGCTGGCTATGTTGTCACTCTACACCTCAGAAGAACGACCACAGGCAGTTATTAGCATCGCTGATGAACGCAGTATTAGTCGTGTACAGCGAAAAAAAGCATATGCAATCATCGGTGAGATAGCGAAGTGGTCAGGATATACACCCGAAGAAACTAAGTGGTGGATGAAATTCTATTATGAAGCAGAAACAGGTGATCAACATTTTTCGTTTGCTGATACAGATATGACGACAGTACGGAAATTTATTTCATACCTGCTTGATTACGCGGTTAAGAACCACATACCGATGTCTAAGAGTGGTTTGGCGTATATGGACGATGTAGAAGCCTATATGTATTCATCGTTGAGCCACCGAAGCTGTGTGGTGTGTGGACGCCCTGCTGATGTCCACCACATTGACACAGTTGGAATGGGTAACGACCGAAACCTGGTAGACCACAGAGAAAAGAACCTGATTGCATTATGCCGAGTTCACCACAATGAAGCACACAACATTGGGTGGCCAGCATTTGAACAGAATTATCACGTTAAGGGTATCAAGTTAGACCCTGAAACATTACAACGTCTTGGAATTATGACGTTCAAGCGAATGGAGGAAATAGACAATGATAAATCACGTCGTATTAGTAGGACGACTAACCAAGGACGTTGAGTTGCGATACACAACGTCAGGTGCAGCAGTTGCATCAGGAACAATCGCAGTTAACCGAGATTTTACGAACGCTAATGGGGAGCGCGAGAGCGACTTTATCAACTTTGTAATTTGGCGCAAGGCTGCCGAAAACTTTGTCAATATGACCGCTAAGGGGTCACAGGTTGGCTTGGAAGGTTCGTGGCAAACACGAAGCTATGAGAAACAACAAGGACAGCGTGTATACATTTCTGAACTAGTAGTAAGTAACTTTACTCTAGTTGAAACAAAAGAGCAGACAGAGCAACGCAAGGGGCAATCAGCACAACCAAGTAATGGTGGGTTCAATGGTACGCCACAACAAAACAACTTCAATGGTCAGCAAGCACCTCAGCAAGGTAGTTTCTCGCCTAATGATATGTACGGTAAAGACTTACCGCCGTTGAACGATGATGATCTTCCATTTTAGGAGGTGAATTATGTCTGAAGAATTTAAGGGTGTTAATTATTATCTCAACACGCCAGCCATTGTTGCTCACGATAACAGATTGAAACCAAATGCCAAATTATTTTTTGGCGAGATATACTCGCTAGCAAATATATACGGTGACGTCTATATCAGCAATGCGGCACTAGCTAAGCGTTATGAAATGACTGTAGATGCAGCTTCAAGACTTGTTGGTCAATTAGTGAAGTATGGATATATCACAATTGAGTTGCACTACAAAGAAGGCACTAAGCAAGTTATTAAGCGAAGTATTAAAGTGAACCCCCTACCGGACAAATAGTCTATACCCTACCGGACAAAAAGTCGGTACCCTACTGGATAAATAGTCTAGGAGAAGAACACATATTAATAACACAAGTTAATAACACAGTGTGGCCCGCTGGCTAGCCGCTTTCATAGTATACGGAACGATATATAGCAACCAGCCAGCCAATGGAGTAACTATGTTAAATCAAAAACAAATCATTATTGAATGGCAAAAAGCTGGGTTAAAAGAAAACGGCTTTATGTTTCAAGACATCACGAACCTGTATGAACTAGCTGTTCATAATGCTGATTCTGACGAAGAAGCAAATAAGTTAATCATCTTAGCCATTCGAGCAGCCGCAAAAAATGGTGGTAAGACAGCGATGGCTGTTGAGAATAACTTAAATAAGTGGCTGAATGCTGGCGCTACTAATGCAACGGCTGTTGGTGAATATGAAAGTGAAGCTCAACAGATTCAGCAACCTAGATTTGGTCAACCAATTCAACGTGAAAGTGGGCCTAGTAAGCCGACCGCTGAACAGATTGATCAACAAAATCAACGCATGGCTAAAGAGCTTGGCTATGCATCAGTTGCAGATATGGCTAAGGGGACAGCAGAGAAGCTGTCAGAACTAAGAAGGACACGAGCTGACCGATTAGCCGCTAATGCGTCAAACGGGCGCACAGCGAACGGCAGGCGTGTTGTACAGCGTTTCTAAAATATTGGGTGTGTCAGAAATGACGGGTTAGTGGCGGGTATTAAGGAGCAAGTATGGGAATTAAGCGTATTGAGCTGTATGAGTTCAGTGATCATGCAGCAGAGCAATTGAAGAGCCGCTTCAAAACGGAACGAAATAATTGGAAGAACTGGCTGACGTCATTCAACATGGATGCAGAAATGGTCAAGATGCAAAATAACGGCACACAAGTATGGCATAGCGGTGAAGTTGGTATGGTCATCAATCCTCACAGCAAGGTCATTGTGACTGTTTATCACATCTTCTCGAATGATTTCCCAGACGAACTCAAAACCGACCTTGCAGAGGCTGCACAACGTCTAAAAATGGATCACATCAGTGAATTTTCGCATGACATCTACCGCGATAGTGCAAAATTTGCATACCTATCCTATGACACTAGCGAAGAAGATGCAGACAACTTCTACAAAATGACGGTTGAACGCATTCGAGACTTGGAGCATAAGGCAGATGAGTCAATTAAATATATCGAGGGATTGAATCAACTGATTGTTCTTAAGAACGACGTAGCAGAAGAAGTCGACTAAACGTAAACAGCCAAGGGTGCAAAAGACTGTGAGCCCGTATGGAGGAAATAAGATGATTATCGTTAAGTGGCAAGAAGTGATCAATGGCAAGAAGAAGGATATTCACCAACACTTTGTGAACATGCAACTGGCCAATCAACTGCGTAACAGTAAGCGTAGCGAAGGAATTAATGCATGGATTGAGATGGAGGAGAAGTAATGACGCTGAACAATTTGAAGGAGATTTATGGTGAAAAATGAAGAACAAGCAAATGCCGAATTAGCCAGGCTTAGTTTGGCTGGTACTTCGGTCCAGGGGTCATACGTTGAAGCTGACAACCGAGTACAAAGCGATCGATTCTTGTTAAATACGATTGAGAGTGAGCGCGAGGAACGCATGGAAGCTACCAGGGATACCATCAACACACTTACTACGCTCGGTACAAATGACTTTGTCCTTTGGAAAGAGTTACGCAAGCATGAAATTGTTTTGAACGTGGTTATCGGTTTGGAAACAGGTTTGCTAATCGCAATAATGTTAATCGTTTGGCAGACGTTGAATTGATGGAGGTGTGACGACATGGGTAAGAAGACGCCAAAGTACATTGTGTTCAACAAGAACATGGGTGGCAGGTTCCACAAGCCAGTTTCTGGTGGTGATGATTTGGAACTACTGCGAACATATTACAACGGGAATGCGTATGAAATTGTTCGCACAGCAGATTTGGTAGAACGGTAGGAATGGTAATCATGGGAGTGACTGCAAAGCAGATGAAGAAATACGCAAAAGACCATGGATACCTAAACTGGTGGGAGTTCCGTAAAGACGTTGGTTACAACGAAGCGCGTGAAGCATTGAAGCAGATTGAGTTGGATGATCATGCGTAAGTATTACTATTTCCGAGATAAGCAAGGCTACTTCAAACTCGCTTATACGCCAGAAGGTAAGCGTGTGATTGCGCGGACGTGGAACAAGCGCCAGGCATATCGTACAAGTAGCAAGTGGCTCATCAAACATATGGTCAGCAAGTGGTTAGTTGGCTATTACTATTGGGTAGTAGAAGGATAAACAAAAAAGCGCCAGACAGAAGTCCAGCGCCATGTAAAAGAATTTAGGGAGTAAGTTCATTTTAACATGGTTCAGAGGACGTAGGGAATGGCACTTTTACCAGCGGTGAATGAGAAGGCAACAAGAGAAGCGGTTCGAGAGTTTTTTGATAGTGAGTGGCCACGTATTGTTAACATGGCTGATATGGGATATGTTGATTTGAAGTCAGTTGAAATTTCAGACATGCCAAGTGCACGATCATTTGGTAATGCTAACGATGAACGATTTACTAATCACGCTAACGCTGTGTACTACTACGATGCCGTTGTCCATGCCATTAAGGTTATGACACAGCCACACAGGCACTTCATGTGGTTGCGATACGTCCGACACTTAGAATGGTTACAAGTAGAAGCACTGACTGGTTACAGCACTAGACGTGGGCAAGAGATTATCGATGAAGCGTTTCTGTTGTTCGCTGATAATTTTTCTGACGTTGATGATCTGCGAGTTAAGGAAAGCAGCAGTTATTAGTTGCGCAACTTATTAATTATTTATTGACTATTTAACCAAGTGGATATACTATTTGTGTGTAACATATTATAGATAACCTGAGGGGGGTACGATCATGGCTTTAGAAGACAAGATTGATGGCGCAAAGGATCAAGTAGCAGGTAAGGCGAAGGAAGTTGAAGGTAAGGTTACTGGAGATGAAACTCGTGAGGTAGAAGGTAAGGTCCAAGGACTATTGGGTAAGGCCAAGGATGCCTTTGGAGATGTTAAGGATGCTGCAGAAGATGTAGTTGAAGACATCAAGGAAAAGTTTGATAAGTAATTTTTAATACTTCCGAATGCGTACTCGCTGTATTTGGAAGTATTCTTTTGTTCCTTTAGCTCAGTTGGTTAGAGCAGACGGCTCATAACCGTCCGGTCACTGGTTCGAGACCAGTAGGGAACATGGCATGGATTGATAGATCTTAGGCCTTTTCATCCCTATATGGCCACAACACTCACCCAGATGTCTATCAATCTTTGCTTTTATAAGCCGATATGGCGGAACTGGCATACGCAGCGGACTTAAAATCCGTCCCTTAATTGGTTGTGGGTTCGAATCCCACTATCGGCATATTCACATCAGGTAGCAATCAGTTAGATTGTTACCTTTTTATTTTATTTTGACTAATTTTACGAAGAAAAGCGCGTATATGGTTCATAACTGCCGCATGCAAGGTGCGGGTGTTCCAAGTTATTATGATAGAGTACCAAAGTTGAAATAAAGCATGTGTGGCGGAATAGGTAGACGCTTAGTTGGACTAGAGAGCAACGAAATGGTGCTAGATGGGACGTGGCCACTTCTCAAGAAGCCTAGCACTATCATGTTAGGTGCAAATCCTAACCGCTTGCATAAACCTGAAAATATTTGTATTATAATGTTCATTATGATATAGTTGATTTTATTGGGATTATTTGCTTAGAGAGACTACTAACGATTAATTATATGATTGTTATAAGATAGTCCATCTATTAATGTTGATTAGGTTGAGCAAATAGGCACGTATTTGTAGCATATTAGGTAATGCAGTAAATTGTTGATCTCCATTCTGAGAGATGAAAGATTCAGGTTTAGTAATAAATGAGTTCGAAACTCATCAGATACATTAGTTATTAAAGGTTATCCAATCGGGTAGCCTTTTTATTTTGCACTGAAAAGAAGCGACAACATGAGAATGCATACATAAATGCACCTTAATCGGTGCTTTTTTATTGAAAAGAAAGAAGAACTGGTATGACAACGTTTAAAGGCACATGTCGTTTTTGTCAGCAAAGAGAAGTGATATGAAAATCGATAGAGATTATGGACTTGTCGCTAGTGATGATGAATTAAACATCTACTGCAGGTTAGACAAGCAACAAAAATATAATAAGAAACACAAGAAGGCATCTAAACGCAGGTCGAATACAGACAAGCGCAAAGATGCCTTTTGTGATGATAGGAAGTGGCGATAATGGGCTACACAAAATGGACTGATGGACCTAAGAATAGGGTTATTGAGCTAAGCGCACAGGGTTTGTCATCTAGGAAGATAGCGCAACGATTGTTTGATGAGTTTGGCTGTGTCTGGTCGTTATCTCACAGTAAAGAGATACACAAGGGCCACTTTCATAAAGAGAAAACAGTTGATGAAGGTGGTGTGATTAGCAGACAACTTGGAACAGTTAAACCAAATGACAATTATGAAATCATGAACGGTTGGACGTTATCTAAGAAAGAGTTATATGCACTTGAATATGATAGCGATAAGCTAGTTGCCGAGTGGCACGTTTAGGAGAAAAAATATGATTAAAGACGACAAAGGATTATCTGGTATTAGGGGACCAAAGTCAGGACAAAATATGATGAAATCTATGGAAGAACAAATATTTGAGTTGCAAGAAGAAAATCAAGTTCTGAAAGAAAAAATACAAATTTACGTTAAGAGAAGAGAGAAATAATCTTATCTATAGATTGTTTATTTTCATAAATTTTGCAGTTTGATTTCCATTCTTTCAAATTGTTTATGAAAGAGTTGCTATCGGAAAATTTGCTTATTAAATGGACCTCTGTCCATAGTTTTGTATTATTATCAAAAATAGGATAAATTAAGTTAGCCATATGATTATATAACAATCTGGTTCCACTGTTGGCATATGAATCATTTATAATTTCTTCTCTAAAACGTTTTAATTCCTCGGAAGTTTCTTGAGATAGTAACTTTATTTCAAATGATGTATAGTTTGTTTGCCTGTCGAGTGAATATTCCTTGAAGGAGTGTAAATAATCATTTATCTCTGGCAAGCCATCTGAATCAGACATTTTGATAAGGAAGAATCTGGAAGACACTTCACAAATAACTTCCTCGAACCAAGAATCACGATTTCGCTTGCTCATGCTTGATTGATTATTGGTATAGTCAATAAAATAATGACAAAGTTCATGAGAAAGCTGAAAAACATATTGCGACCAATAGTTTCCTTCTGAGGCACACAAATAAATTTTGGGGATTCCGTCAATGATGTTGAAAGATGGTGTTTCTAAATTGAAATCTTCTATAATTTCAAGTATTGGCGAAACGTAGCATGAAAACAAGTTCTCCATTATTTCAATATTAGTTTGAATGATTTTAATAATGGTATTGTAATCGGTTTCTGATGATTGAACGCTAAAATAAATTTTTCGATTTTGATTTAAAGCAAAAGATATATAAGTCATTGAGGATTCTCCATTTGTTATTAAAAATAATTATACTCTTTGAGAATTATAATTTCTAATCCAACCCACGTCTCTCTAGTAGTATAATTACATGACGAGTAGATGAGGGGAGATGTTATGTTTAGACTTGTGGCAACAAAAAATACAGATGCAGATGCTTTCTACTTGTATCTTACACTAGCAGCGCTAATGCTAATTATGATGATTCTGGCGGCTATTTATTATCATTTCAAAAATCGAAGATAGATTACTCAAGCGCTATAAACGCTTTTTATTTTGCACTGAAAAGGGGTGGCAACATGCACAAGAACTTAATGGGTAAGTTGATTAAGAGTAACAATGTCAATCGTGGGGAATACACGTACATTTATGGTGGTAAAGAATTGGTTGATATAGCTACTAACGGTGGTAAGCAATATTCACGCAACACGGCGTTTGATAGTCGATTCGATGAGAATGCATAGGGTGCAGAGATTGGTTGCCGTGAGCTGATTAAACCAGGTTGGACATATTGCCAGCCACATTATGAAGCACGCATGAAGAAGTATGTACATGCTAAGCAGGCAACGCGGTGCATACATATTACTAATTAAGGAAGGAGTTAGGTACATGGCTAAGATGACACGATGCAGATACGTCAGCCCTGCCGGTGTAAGATGCCACAGGTTGGCAGAGACACCAAACCATTACTGCGAAATGCATATCGAACATGAGGCAGAGTACCAAGCCAAGCGTAAGGAATGGAACGTCAAGCATACGTCACAGTACTACCACAAGTACAACAAGACGCAACGTGTACGCAATGATACCAAGCGGGAACAAGATAAGTTCTATCGGAATAAGCAGTGGAAGAATGGACTAAGACCAGCAGTGCTAGAGCGTGACAACTACCTGTGCCAATACTGCAAGGCGAATGGACGGATGACGCCAGGCAAGATAGTTGACCACATCATTCCTTATGAGTTCGCTCCAAGCAAGCGTGATGACCGAAGCAACCTAGCAACCATCTGTGCTGCATGCCACACTGGCAAGACACGTTGGGAGCAGGAGTATTACGGTACAGGAGCAGGGAACGAATTGAAGAACGTGGCGGCAGTGCCCGACATTAAGTATTTACCAGATTTTATGGATAGCGCTAAAACACAATGAGAGCCGTTTTAAGCGCTTTTTATTTTGTCCTTCATAATTACTCGAACACGTTCTGAAAATTAAATGACCCCGCCCCTGGGTGTCTCAAAAGAAGAGCACACACATTACTGTGTTCTTGTAGAAAAGTTTGATTTTGAAAAATTTTTAATAGGGGGGTACCCAGCAATTAAGGAGGTGATGTTAGGTGCCACGAAAAAGCTATGAAAGCGAGTCTGACGCGGTTTTGTCGCTGACACCGCCACATCACTTAGGCAAGATTGCAAGTGCTATGTGGCGTAAAATGGTGCCCGTACTTAATGCTTCAAACAAGATGGCTCCATTGGATAAGAATTTGGTTGAAATGTACGCAAGTCAATACGAGATTTATCGAAATGCCTATGAAGATATCAAAGAGAATGGTCAAGTTACCAAAGTTTATAAGACGGTGGTCAACCCAGTGACCGGTGATGTGATTGCTAACGATATGACGGGCTATAAGCGCAACCCAAGTACACAGATTTACTCGGATGCCATTAAGCAGTTGAAATCATTAGGTAGTGAGCTTGGTTTATCACCTGCCAGCCGTGCTGAACTTATGCAATTGAGTTTGGACGACGGAAAAGACAAGCCAAGTGCTACGGAACAACTGCAAGCGCTATTGAATGGAGGTGGTGATGATGAGAGTTGATCTAACTCAATCACACGACGTTCTAGGTTGGTACCAGCAACTACATGGCAATTACGCAGATATCAGAACCAAATACAAGGACGCTGGAACAAAGTACGCATTCAGTGTCCTAGATGGTGATGTTCTGGCCGGCTACATGATTAAGCTTGCAGCGTTCCGGCATATTCAAGACTTGGTGCGTTCAGAAACAGATGATTCGTTCGATTACCATTACAACGTCAGGGAAGCCAACAAGATACTTCAATTTGCGAGTGTATTTCCTGATGTTGATACCGGTGAACCAATGCCACTTATGCCGTGGGAAAAGTTTGCGCTAACTCAATTGGTTGGGTGGCGTGACCATCTTGGTAACAAACGATATACAACGGCTATTCTGTCAGTTGCGCGCGGACAAGGTAAAACTTATCTAATGGCTATTCTCATGGCCTATGACTTCATGATTGAGTCAATTGGGTTGTCTAACCAAGACTATCTAGTTGCATCTATCAATTGGAAACAAACTAGTAAATTGTTCGGGTACATTGGAACAGCACTTAATAAGATGACGATGGTTGACCCATGGAAATCGTTGGCTACTGAATCAGGATTGAAAGTTCAAAATGACCAGATTGTTATGAAGAATTTCAACAATGTAATGCGAGCCATTAGTCATGAATCAGGTCAATACGACTCATTCCATTTTAAAACAGCCGTATTTGACGAGATTGGAGAGATTAAGAGTCGTGACAAGATTGCTAAGATCACATCTGGTCAGGTTAAAGTACCCAATAAGCAATTTATTCAGATTTCGACCTCGTACCCTGACCCGACAGTGCCGTTCCATGACGACCAAAAAGCGGGTCAACAAATTATGGAACAAGATTGGAATCGCTCAAATGACGACAATTTGGTACTAGTTTGGGCACAAGATAGCTTGGATGAGACCTTTATGCCAGAAACTTGGGTGAAATCTAATCCACTGCTCGACTTGGCTGGTCAACGGGAAGTTTTGCTAAAGGGTTTGACAACTGAACGCGACACAAAGATGCTGCAAGGTGATTTGCCAGCGTTCCAAACCAAAAACATGAACATGTGGCTGGCACAATCAACTGACAGCTTCTTAAACTTGGCTGATGTTGAAAGCGCTGTTGTTCCAGACTTCGATATACGTGGACGCCAAGTTTACATTGGCTTCGACTACTCAATGATGTCCGATAACACAGCACTTGCGTTTGTTTATCCTTATGTTGATCCAGAAGGTAATGGACGATGGCACATTGAACAACACTCATTCATACCGTGGCATAAATCTGGTTCTATTGAAGCCAAAGAGAAGCAGGACGGTATCAACTACCGTGAAGCTGAACGACTTGGCTATGCCACCATTACTAGCCACGAACAAGGAATGATTAATGACGACGAAGTTTACGCTTGGTTGCTTGATTATGTTGAAGAAAATGACTTGGACGTGCTGTTCTTTGGTTACGATGCAATGGGAGCCACTAACATGGTGAAGATGCTGGACAACAATTCAGTGTTCCCACTGCAACCAATTAGGCAGCGTACAGGTGAGCTGAAAGACGCCACCAAGTTCTTACAACGCATCTTTGTTGAGAATTCGGTTGACCGATTAGACGACATGACAATGGAAAAGGCGTTGTTGAATGCCGTGTTACGTGAAGATAGTGTGGGAATTCAAGTTGATAAGACAAAAGCCACGCTAAAAATTGACGTTGTGGACGCTATTATCGACGCCATGACACAAGCGATGTATCACTTTGAAGAGTTTGGAATGGTAAATGATGCCACATGGCAAGTTGAACACATGAGTGCACAGCAAGTTGCGGACTGGTTCAACAGCGCAGAAAGCGGGTTACTTGATGATTACTAAGAAAATTAAAGGCTTGGCACGAGCGATTAGGGCTAGGTTGGACGTTATTTTGTTCAGCTTGGCACTAGTCGTTTTTGTTTTGACCATGTTTTTAACGATTAATGCACTGGTTGGTGGAATTTCGCTGACTATTGCACTTGCTGTTGCCGGATATGGCGTCGTGCTTATCGACAATGGCACCAACACTAACAGGAAGGAGTAACGGAGTATGGCAGTATTCAAGCCACCCAAGATTAGCAACATGTTCGCAGCTACTTCTGACGGTGGCAGTTTAGATGACAGCATTGTCAACTTTCTAACTGGTGGTAATTCAGATTATGTGTCTGTGCGTGAAGCAATTCATAACAGTGATTTGTACTCGCTGGTTTCACAAGTCAGTGGCGACCTTGCAAGCTCACGATTAATTGCGGATGCAACACGTGCACAGGGTATTTTGAATAACCCTGATCCATGAACTAACCCTCACGCATTCTGGCAGTCATTCTTTGCTCAAATGTTGTTCAACGGTGAAGCGTTTGCTTATCGTTGGCGCAATGCTAACGGACAAGACCAACGTTGGGAACAATTACGGCCTTCACAAGTTCAACCGTACATCACCGATGACGGTAGCGGGTTGTTATATCAAGTGTCATTCGATGAACCGATGATTGGTACGCAATTCTTTGGTCAGGGTGACATTATCCACGTTCGATTGATGAGTACAAACGGTGGTTTGACTGGTATCAGTCCACTCACAGCATTAAGCAACGAATTAAACGTAAAAAGAGAGAGCGACAAGCTCACAATTCAAGCGTTGAAGCAGTCGATTAATGCAAACGGTGTACTGTCTATCAAGGGTGGCGGTTTGCTTGACTGGAAAACCAAGGCATCACGTTCCAAGCAGTTCATGAGTCAATACACTGCTTCAAATGGCGGTCCAATTGTGCTCGATGATTTGGAAGAGTTTAAGCCGTTAGAAATCAAAAGCAATGTTGCAGCACTTTTGGGACAGGTCAATTGGACTTCGACCCAAATTGCCAAGGTTTATGGCGTACCAGATAGTTATTTGAACGGTACAGGCGACCAACAATCGTCACTTGACCAAATCAAAGGGCTGTACGCAAACGCGCTTAATCGCTTTGTGAGTGCCGTTGTTGGTGAGTTAAACACTAAGCTTTCAGCGAACATCACGGCAGACATGCGACCAGCTATTGACCCAATGGGTGATGACTATCTTGGTATGTTGGCAAATATTGTTAAGCAAGGTGCACTTGGCCAAAACCAATTTGAATATCTGGTGCGAAACCAAGGATATTTGCCTGATGATATGCCGGTTGCAATTATGCCTAAGCCAGTATTGAAGGGAGGTGAAAAGGAAGATGAAGAAAATTAACGTCAAGGGCGCTGTCATGGATAACGATAGCGCATGGTTTTATGACTACTTTGGCATGGACTATACAAGTCCTAAGTCAGTGGCAGACGTATTGAATGATGGTGAAGTTGATGATGTTGTGGTGAATATTTCATCACCTGGTGGTGACGTTTTCGCAGCCAGTGAAATCTATTCAGAGTTGAAGGCATATCCAGGCAACGTCACGGTCAATGTGCAAGGACTAGCAGCTAGTGCTGCATCTGTAATTGCGATGGCCGGGGACACGGTGAATATGGCTCCAACCGCTCAACTGATGATTCACAAGGCATCAACTACCCAAGGTGGCAACTCTGATGACATGGACAGTGCATCAGCAATGCTAAACAACACTGATAAGTCAATTGCGAATGCATATCAACTAAAGACAGGTAAGTCACAAGCTGATTTGTTGCAAATGATGTCTAACGAAACATGGCTGAATGCACAAGATGCAGTTGATCAGGGGTTCGCAGACAGTATCTTGTTTGTAGATGAAAATACACCGTTAGTGACTAACTCACTGGAAGCTGCATTGCCACCTAAGTCAGCCATTAACAAGCTGATGAACATCATAGCTAATGAGAAGCAAAAAGAAATGAATAACAAGACTGATAGCCAGCCTGTGGACGATTTGAAAGCCCGCAAGTTGGCTATTTTGCTAGACAAATAAATTTACGAGGTAAAAACATATGGATATTCAAACATTGAACAACGCCTGGGTTGAAGCTGGGCAACGATTGTCTGACTTGCAAAACAAGGCGGCTTTGTTGGTGAACGACGACGCAGCAGACGTTGACGCTATTAACTCAATTAAGAACGACATCGAAGTTGCAAAGGCTAAGCGTGACTTGGCGAAGGACAACTATGATCGTGCCGTTGAAGACCAAGCACATGCAGTTTTGAACGACCCAGACGCTGGCAAGAAGCCATTGAACGACGAAGAGGTCAATATCAAGGACAAGTTTGTTAAGGACTTTGTCGGAATGATGAAGAATGACCCAAAGGTGGTCAACTTGGTTTCATCATCAACTGACGAAAATGGAAACGCAATTGGTTTGACGATTCCACAAGACATTGAGACGGCTATCAACACGTTGAAGCGTCAATATGATTCATTGGAGCAATACGTCAACGTTGAAAAGGTTGGAACGCCTAACGGTTCACGTGTATTTGAGAAGTGGTCGGACATCACGCCATTGACTAACTTGGATGCAGAAGATGGTGTAATTGCCGACAACGACGACCCTAAGCTATCAACCGTCAAGTACTTGATTAAGCGTTATGCAGGTATCACGACGGTAACTAACACGTTGTTGAAGGATACAGCAGAAAACATCTTGGCATGGTTGTCATCATGGATTGCGAAGAAGGTTGTTGTTACGCGTAACACTGCCATCATCGCTGTTATGAACGCAGCACCAACTAAGCCAACATTGGCAACGTTCGATGACATCAAGAAGATGGCGTTGACTGCTGTTGACCCAGCTATCCGTGCAACGTCATTCTTCATGACTAACACGTCTGGTATTGCTGTTTTGGCAACGGTTAAGGATGCAGACGGACGTTACTTGTTGCAACGTGATGTTACTCAACCTGAAAACTACGTGATTGAGGGTAAGCAAGTAATCGAAATCGCTGACAAGTGGTTGCCTTCAAACAAGGGCGCAATGCCTTTGTACTTCGGTGACTTGAAGCAAGCTGTAACGTTGTTTGACCGTGAGAATATGTCGTTGTTGTCAACTAACATCGGAGGCGGTGCCTTTGAGAAGGACTTGACTAAGCTACGTGTTATTGATCGTTTCGATGTTAAGACAACCGATGCCGATGCATTTGTGGCGGGGTCATTCACGACTATTGCTGACCAACCTGCAAAGACTGTTCAACAAGCTGCTGCAGCCGGAACGCAAGCTTAATAGGCAGGTGAGTTAAATGACGGTCAATATTGAACAATTCAAGACACTAATGCGCGTTGATTTTGCTGATGATGACGCAATTATCAATGGCTACTTGTCTGCAGCTGAAAATTACATCCAGGATGCAATTGGAACGGATGACAATTTCTATGCTCAACCTACTGTTGTTGACCGTTACGAAACTGCTGTCTATGCCTATGCTGGCACGTTATACACGTACCGCATCAGTATGACAGAAACTAGAGCCATTGGTATGGATGCTACGGTTAATTCTATTGTTGGCCAATTGCGTGGTAAGTATGCAGAATGGGAGGAACAACATGAGGGCAGCTGAGTTCAATCGCAAGGTCGCGTTTGGTACTGTGGAATCTAAACAGAATGCTAATAATGGTTCTATTCATAAAATTTTTGTGGAACAATTCAGTGTATGGTGTGCACCTAAACTCCGCACGTTGAACCAACAGTATCAAATTCAAGGTACAGCACTCGATAACACTAAGGTTATCGTGGTACGCCATAATACTGCTGTGGAAGGTGTCAAGGTTGCTCAAATTGACGGCGTGATGTACGACGTTGTGCAATACTCACCAGATGAAAGTAATGCCATTATTGCGTATGACTTCGTAACTCTAAAACGGAGGGCATAGGTATGGCAGAACAATCATTAGAGGACATTTTGAACGCCTTTATTGAAGACGCTGAAGCAGTATCAACCAACATGACGGTAGATGATAAGGCTAAGGTTACTAAGGCAGGTGCTGATGTGTTTGCTAAGGAACTTGAAACAGAGTACAAGGCTAATCACTACCGACACAGGCAGACTGGTAAAGACCCGCACTTAGCTGATTCAGTTATGGCGCAGAATACCAACGTAGATGGCATGAAAAACGGTAGTTCAACAGTTGGGTTCTCAAAGGACAAGGCATACATTGCCAACTTCATTGAGAATGGTACTAAGTTTCCGATGTACACCAGTAAAGGTCGCAAGTATAAACACGGCGGTCAGGTTGCTATCAACGGTGACCATGCAATCGATAACCTACGTAACGACTCACAGTTGCAAGCCAAGGTTGTTGAAGCTCAGGCAGAAATATACAAGCAGATTATCAATAGGAGGAACAATCAATGACACCAGCGCAAGATATTAAGAACGTGGTTCAGTCAGCGTTCCCAGATTGGCATGTATACTTCTATGCGATCCCCGAGGAAGTCATCAACAATAAGAATGTCACCCAAGTGCTGATTACTGAGAGCAACTCAGACATCACAACATTTGGTGGAAACACATTCAATGAGATGGCATTTGGGTATCGTTTGCAGGTTTTTTATGGGTTTTACGAAGAGGAACTTATCAGGAAAGAGATAACGCTGTACAAGGCCTTAGAAGCCAAGGAATGGCGTATCACGGACAGTCAGCCACGATATTTGGATATTAGCCAAACCGATGGGCAACAGATGATTAAAAATATCGAAGTAAACAAAACACTAACACTTGATGAGCTTGACCAATAACGGTTGGCTCATTTTTTTTGAAAGGAATTACATTTTATGGCTATTGCAGGATTGAAGCTTATCACATTGGCATTGCGTGATAAGGAAACTGGAGAACTATTGAAGGGTGACGCAGGATTGTCAGCAGACGGTCTATTTCCCGTAACCACAACAATGCTCGGTTCAAAGAGCGCTAACATTACTAACATTTCAGCAAATGGTACGCCGGTATATGGTAACAACGCTAAAACCGACCAGACCCAAACCAAGGGTGAGCCATCAGTTGCTTTGGACTTTAATGACCTACCATTCGACATTAAGCAAAAGTTGTTGGGTCGTATTGCTGATGGTAAGGGTGGTTATTTGCAAGGTGACCGTCCACGAGTAGCTATGACGGTTGAGACGCAAAACATCAAGCGTACTAACTCAATTTGGTTCGGATTTGCTAACGGTGAAGTACAAGAAACTTCAGCCAACGTACAAACTGATACGAACAACGAAGTCCGTGTCGATGACCAATTGACATTCACTTCATTTGGTGTTGAAGCATGGAACAATGAAGCAATGAAGGTTTACTCAGACCTTGATGCTAAGTTCGACAAGGCAGCCATGCAAGCTGATGTGTTTGGTGTAACAGGCGGTTCAACGTCTGCCACGCCCAACGTATAAGGTCGTTCCAATTGTCCTACAGCCACGACAATAAAGAGGCTCAAACGGGGTGAGAAGCCCAATTATGAACGGGGGTTCATCTGTTAGGCAGGTGGGCTCCCTTTTTTTGTACCCACGAAAGGAATATACGATGAAGATTTCATTTAAAGAATTGCGCAAGGCACCCTTTGAAGTAAAAGCCAGTGTTAAGAATTTAAAGAAGACATATGCCATTCAATTGAAGCTGGCTACATTGGAGGACTCTATGCAAGAAGATGCACCGGTTGAATCTCTGCAAGCTGTATTGGGTGCACTGGACGGCGTTACTGAATACGTTGTCGACATGTTGAAGCTTAAGCCAGCTGAGATTGAAGCACTTGAAGACTTGGGCCAAGAGGACGTTATGGCAATTGCACAACGCTTGAACATGCGCTTGATGGGTATGACAGAAGCTGAGATTAAGAAGGCTTTGACGGAAACTGATGACGAGGGTTTAGAGTAACCCCGATTGAACGAGTGATGACATACACAAACCATCTGGCTGATCTAAGAATGTTTGAAAAAGATACGATGCAGAACCTGCACTGGTCTTTAGACGACATCGAAGAAGCTGATTATGCAGAATTGATGGAAGTCATGAATGCTTCAGAAGAAGACAAAATGCAGAACCCAGACGCAATGATGAACCTGTATCAGTCACTTGGATAAAAAAGAAAGGAGGTACACATGGCAAAAGAAAAAGTAGCCGGCTTAATGTCAACAGAGATTGGCTTGAATACTGCCAAAGCCACTCAAGGTTTGAATGAGTTGAAATCAGCCGTTAAGGATTCAACAAACGAGTGGAAGCAAATGGAATCCCAGATGAAGGCTTCTGGTGATGAAATTGGGGCGTCTGAAGCTAAGTACAAAGGGCTATCCCAGTCAGTTGAAAAGCAACAAGACGTGCTTCAAAAGTTGCGACAAGAGCAAGCTGAGGTTAACCGTTCAACTGAAGCTGGTGAAGCTACTTATCAGAAGTACGCTAGTCAAATCACAACTGCAGAGCGTCAGCTGGCTTCAATGACCAAGCAACAAGAGCAGGCCAAGCGGGCTTATGAGTTGCAGGAATCTGGAATTGCTGGCCTTAACAAGGAAATCCAGCAGTCAATTAAAGAGACGGACGCTTATGTTGAACGATTGAAGGCCGAAGGTAGGGAAGAGGAAGCTCTTAAAGCTCAAAAGGAAGGCCTATCACGTACCCTTGATAAGCAATCTCAGCTGTACGAAGCACAATCAAGGCAACTTGAGAAGATGGTTAAGTCCGGTGACGCTTCAAGTGAGTCCATCAGTAAGCAAAAGATTGCCTTGGACAAGACAGCTACGTCAATTGCTAAGGGTAAGCAAAGCCTTGAAGAGTTGGACTTGGGGCAATCTAAGATTGGTAAGAACGAGGGCGCTACCGAAGCGGGCGGGAAGTTTGAGAAGTTGACTGGCGCAGTTGATAAGACCAAATTGGGGCTTACGGCCACTGTAGTGGTCGCAGGAACCGCCTTAGCTGGCGTATCTAAGTTAGTTGGTGCCATTTATGACCAACAAAGCCAAGTTTCCAGCCTGCAAGCTAAGACCACAGGTTCTTACAAGGAATCTAAGGAAGCTATCAGGGCAATCAATAAGCTGTATGCAGATGGATACAGTGATTCTGCCGATGAACTAAATGAAGCTTACACAAAATTGAAACAAACAAACCCTTCTGACACGGTTGAAAAGCTAACTGAAAAAACTAAGATTGCTGTTTCGTATGCAAAAGCGTCAGGCGCTGATATTACGGAGACAATTGATGGTGCAAGAAAGGCCACCGAGAGTTACGGAATAAGTGCAAATGAATACTACGACATGCTATTCACGGCTCAAAAGAAGGGCGTTGATATAAGCGGTAATTTGTCAGACGAATTGAGTGAGTATTCTCAAAAACTTGCTGAAGGCGGCTTCTCTATCAAGGACACAATGGAAATCCATTGATAATGGAGTAAAAAATGGCGCATACAATACCGACAAAATTCTAGATTTTACCAAGGAATTTGGTATCAGTCTTACAGACGGACGCATGGACAAGGCGATTTCTGACTTTTCTGAAAAGTCGCAAAATATGTTCCAAGGATATAAAGAAGGTAAAGTCACTTCTCGTGAGCTGTTCTCTCAAATAACCAAAGAGCTTGGCAATATGGACGATAAGCAAAAAGCACTGTCAATATCATCAGCAACTTGGGGAGGGCTAGGGGAAGATAATTCTCAAAAAGTTATCTCTGCACTGGGGAAGCAGAATAAAGCCTTTGACAATACTACAGGTACTGCTAAGAAGGCCAGTGACCAACTGAAGGAATCCAACCCGTTTGAACTCATGAAGCGTTCAGCCGAGGCGTCTGTCAGTTCAATTACGATGTCAGCCACTGAGACGAAGAAGTTTAAGAAGGCACTGGAGCCACTTCAGAAGGCTGTGAAGGACTTTATCAACACGATGGTAAAGAACATGCCTGCAATCGTTAAGGCCATCACACCCGTGGTTAACTTTGTAGCAGACCACGGTAAGCTAATTTTGGGAATTATGACAGCCATGTTGGCATTGAACTTCACTGGTAAAGCTATCAGTGGCTTAAGTAAATTGCATGACGCTGTCACAAGCACCATATCAGTTGCCCAAAAAGTAAAGGATAGCAAAGCCTTTGAATGGTCAGCAAAATTAGGCAAAAAGTCCTTGGATAAGTCATGGGGAGCCATTAAGACAGTTGGTTCAACGGCTAAGAAATGGGGCAAATCTGCCTTTAGCTGGACTGCCAACTTGGGTAAGAAAGCATTCACGAAAAGTATTGGAGCTATTAAGACGGCCTCAATTGCAACTGGTAAGTTGATTGGTAAGTCATTGAAGTGGACAGCTTCAATTGCTACCAAAGGCGCTAACTTGGCTATGGCTGGACTTGTGAAGACGGCTAAGGCAACAGGTACAGGTATTAAGTTGGCATTCAACTTCCTTAAGGCTAACCCGCTTATCTTGTTGGTAACAGCTATCACCGCTGTGGTTGTCGGCGCTGATGTCAAGATTATGGACAGGCTTTTTTGGCACCGGGAGGTACCGCACTCCGAAAATTTTTCAAAACCCGGATTTCAGCTTAAAACGGCGTGATTTCTGGGTGTTTTTGTAGGTGGAACAGGGCCGAGCCCTACCGGTGAGAGAAAGCAGGTGGTATAGATTGTGAACCAGCCGAATTTCACAAGTTGTATCGTGCAACAAATAAGCCTTCACAAGGCGAATTTTTGAAATTCACAAGTGACGGCTTATAAACGGCGTCGTACCGGCTAGTGCCGATAACCGAGATTAAGTAAACCAGACATTGGTCTAGGCGGCCCGAAGCCAATCAGTGCGTGAGTTGATGCGACTGTTGTTGTACCAGTTCACATACCACTCGACAGACACCCGGACATCATCAATGGTCCTGTACTCTTCGTGATAAATCATTTCGCGCTTGATGAGCGAATGGAAGCTCTCGATACGAGCGTTATCGTAAGGATGCCCCTTACGGGAGTAAGAGTGATTTATTCCAGAGTTTTGTAATGTTCCTTCGAACAGGCTAGAAGTGTATTGGCTTCCCATGTCGCTGTGAATAATCTTTGGCTTACCGTTGGCTCTTAGAGCCTTAACTACGACGGATGTTGCGAATTCCTTGGTCATCTCTGGACTTAGTCCGTATGAGACTACGCGACGCTTTTCTGGGTCATAGACGGTTGCCAGATAAACCCACTCACGATTCATCAACTGGATGTATGTAATGTCAGTTGCCAGAACGCCACTCAAATCATCCAACTTCTTCATGAGGTTGGGCTTTTGAGGTGTGTCAGTGGTTGTTGTTGGCTTCTTGTATGACTTCTTGACCATGCGAGATTTGAGATT